CGTTCCAAGTTACTTTACCGGGATAGTAAAACTTGTGAGACATGAAGTCATGTGTCGCGACAGAAACACTAGCCGCTGGCTGTGTTACGTCTTTCGCCCACCAGATTATCTTATCAAACAAAGTAACTCGAAATCTAAAACCTCGCTTTGGCTCCAAGGCGCTACCTTGAGTTGAGGTCCAAAATTCAGTAATATCTGACATTATAAAAACTCCTTATTCTTTATTAATTAGTATCAGTCTGTGAAAGACGCGCCAGATCTTGTAATAACAAAGTCTAGGGCGATAAACTCAATCGAACGAGTTGGCTTGACAAACACTTTAGCATAAAGAATGTTTCGGTCAACTAAGTCTGGGGTTGTGGTGGTTTCGTCCAAGACGACGCGGAAGTCATCTAGGCCAAATCTTGTCTTAACATTACCCAAGAAGGTGTCTGCGTCTCCCTTGAAGTTTCTCCAAGTTGCGGGGATATTCTGCTCAAAGAGTGTGCCCTGAGCAATTCTAGAAATTCCCTTCTTGAGGAAGATAAGCAAACGACGAACATTGATTCTATCCAAAGCAGAAGGAGTAGCCTGAAGTGTCTTCTGCCCGTACACTACAATTCCTTCTGAGGGGAAACTAGCAATTGGGTTAATGTTTCTTTCGTATAGTCTGTCGCGATCAGTAGCCTGTAGCTGCTCGTCTACACCAGTTACATTAATTCCGCCGTCACGGTTAGACAAACCGCCTCGGTTAAATCCAGCAGGAGCAAACCAAACGTCGGCCACCTGCTCTGTTGTAGCTAGAACACCGATAGCAGGAACACTAGGAGGGACGCGAACTGGGATATTAGACGTTTGATCCAGAGCTACTACCCAAGGATAGTATGCAGCACCGTAAGAGTTATTTAGGTTTCTGGTATCAATATTGTTCAGAACAGTCTGAACTGATCCCTGTCTGTCTGCTTCATTGGCCTTGTATTCCTCGTGAGGAGGAATATATCCACCTTCTAGGTCAATAACTGCCAAAGCATCGCCGCGCTGCTGACATATCTGAAGAATCTTGTCAGTAACGCCGGTATACCAAACACCGGGGAAGCTCATGAGGTTGTACTCAAATTGTTCTGGGTTAGACAAGATGTCTACTGCTGTTCTGTAGGAGTTGAATACATAGTTGTTGTTTCTTGACACAGGAGTTACAAGACCAGAGCCTGCCATAAGATTGTTTCTAAGCGGCTCTCGTTCTAGAATATCTAGGCCATCGAAGCCGCCAAACATCGGAGCAGTAAACTGGTTGAAGCCAGCGTTAATGATGTTCTTGTAGTTAACTCTGCCCGCAACTGCTGTGAAAGAAGTTCCGGCTGCTCTAGAGCCAGAAGTAAAGATCGCACTGTCGATGTTGGAGCGAGGGTTATCAAAACTATATGAACTAGTTGCTAACACAACATCATCCAGAGTGAATGCGTCTTGGTAAGTAAGACCCGTTCCTGCTGCTGCTAGGCCATAATTGTCGTTCCAATCAACAGAAGAAATAACATTGGCACCCAAGAACCTTGTGTAGTCAACATAGCCATCGTTAGGAGTTGATGACCCAGCCTGTGCATCTGTGTCAATTCCAAAGAAGCTTGTGAAGTTAACAACATCGGCTGAGTTTGCAACTGTTACATGTGCCTTTGGAATTTGTGGGAACTTAGCTGAACTGGTTAGGGAGAGCGAGGAAGAAAGCACTACAGTTGTTGCGCCTGCATCTGTTGGAGCATAACCGCCATCGTTGATATATCTATCTGTGACGCTTGTTGCGGTATTACCGATGTCTGCATCAGCAAACTTCGGAACTCCGTAGTAACCAAATGGTAAGAGATCTTTGGCACCACCAGCAGCGACTTCAGTGCTAACAACTACTCTCACATATTGTGAATTATTTGGAAAATCTCCATAGCTTCTAAGAGTTGTAGTGGTTTGATCAATCTGTTGGAAGCGGTTACCAATAACACGTACAATGTAACGAGCCGAATTTGGATTGAGGTCTACGCCAGTAAAGCTCTCTATTAGTTCAGGATTGGTGCTAGATCCGGCATTATTGGCTGCTGTTGTTCCAACAGATTGAACCAGAACATCAAATGTGCCATATGGAGTGGCTGTGTTTGTAGATGGTCTAATATTGGCAATCGAGATTTTAATATTTTTGTTTGCGTCTTCACCTTGACCATTAATAGTTACGAACTTAAATAGTGCCTTGGCCCTTGAGCGATTAGCAGGGCTAAAAGAAGCTGTGTCTTGGCTGACGTCCTGCGAGATAAACCATGGAGTCTGCGCTTCGCGGAAACCCTCTAGTCTATTTGCGTAGCCAGCGGTGCCAGCTTTGTTGAGAGGCATAACAGCAGCCAAATACTCGGCTCCACTTGCAATTACATCATCGCTAATTGTTCTTTCAAATGTTTCACCAAGCCAATACTTGTACTGTTCTGTGCCTACAGTAGATTCTACAGAAACACCTGCCCTTCGGTAGGTAATCGCTTGAGGGTTTGTATTGAATGAATTTCTAACAAAGTTAACAGAGGAATTGTCAAGAGAGACAGTATTCTTCTCTACAACTCCGGCGCTTGTTGATACCTCAAGAGTAACTTCTGGGGTGCTGCCAAGTTGGAATAGCTTGTTCATGCCAGCGCCGGCCGGTGTGCCAACGCCATGTAGAGTTCCAGTTGGGTAAATTGCTGCGCCTGAGGCGTAGAAGATGGCTGCTAGAGTACCCTGATGGTTGGATGTGCCAATATCACTTGAAGATTGGAACAAGAAAAGGCCAAACGCGCCGGCAGTTGCATCAGCAGTTGCATTTGATGTTACGGTAGGCACCTTGAAGCCTGCGTTACCAAAATCGCCGTCTGTTCCGTCTGTTCCCGCAGCGGCTTGAGGGTTTTCAATTCCCGCCAAGCGGACGAAAGTAAGTGGTGGGCGGCCTGAAGTATTCCCAAAATATGCCTCGGCTGCATATGGAGCGTATAATGCCGCATTACTATTGCCATCTCGCCAAGCATCGTCTTCAGTTGAGCCACCGGGGTTTGTTTCACCAAATTCATTAGTAAACTCGGTAAAGGTTCCAACCTTAGTCGGAGTGAGGATTGGTCCACGCCTTGATCGACCTACAATAACTGGGCCGACCTCTGGGGCTAAGGATGGTAATCTGGACTGGTCTACCTCGGTAATAAAAACACCGGGTGATATAAATCTAAACTTTCTTTCGTCAGCCATATTAGTTAACTCCTAACAGTAGTAACATTCAAAATAAATAGTTATTGAGAGATTGAAAAGACTACTCTCGATAAAATGATTTTTTGGTCAGTTCATTAATGTCACCAACCATAACCCTCTCTCTGGGGATCTTTACTTCAACAGCATTTTCAACAATTGAAATTTTAGGTTGCTCATCGTTTGGACCTTCCCCCATTAGATAGCCAAGAACTCTAAAACTAATGTCAGTTGAAAAGGTTCTTAATTCTTCCCCAAGATCGTTGAAATTGTTATTATAGGAAAGATCGCCTTCGATGAACACTTCATACCGATGACCCTCGGCTTCAATAAAGAAGGTATTTATCTGCCCTGTTCTCGTCAAAAAGGGCGTTGTTAAATCGTTCATCTGCTGTATGTGGTCGGTGACTATGCGTAAATTATACGTGACCTTTACATAGGTAGGGAGAGGCGCATAGATAGTTTGATAAACTACCTTGTTGCTGGCTCCTTTTCGATTTGGATCCCCACGACCAACATCTCTATCTGGGCCATACTTCCTTCTAGAATCGGCATTAGCAAACTCAGAGGTTTTCTTTTGTATGATTCTTCTGGCAATTGGAACATTTACACGGCGAGGATCATTTGGAACTTGTCCGGGGCCGTCAAAAATGTGTGCCTGAAAGGAGCCTTTGAAGTTTGGATCTTTTGTTACAGTCTGCCGAGAGATAATCATAAGAGGATAGATTAAATCGTCTTTATCGTCTCTGATCTCAGGATTGTTTTTAACCTGATGTGAGCGTTCTGCTGAGAGCCATAAGATAGGAACCTTCTTGAAACCTTCGTTAGTAAATGTCTGGAGGTTGAAGTTCTCTTTTAGGTGCCGAACCATAGCGGTGTCAATTGTTTCTAGTGTTGAAGGCATGAGCAATTGCTCTTTAATAATGCCATTAGCATTATCAATTCCTGTGTATTCGTAATCAGGTGGCATCGAATATTCCCTTTCTTGCCTTGAAGCAGGTTGCTATAACTTCAATTGGATTTTCTACTTGGCCAAACATTTGTCTGGGTTCTGCGGTTTTTACTATCTCGTAAACCACTTCTCCGTAAAGCACAAAGTCACCAACCCTTACATAAAGGTCTTGGTCTTCTTCTAGTCTCCGACGATGGAAGTTAACTGTGATTTCTTCTTGAACATCAATACCGACACCAGTTGAGAACCGGCTCTGATCTTGATTCCATTCTACGAGAGCATAAACACGAATAGGTGGAAGGAAGTTCTTTACAATTGCCTCGCCATAAACTGGATGAAAATCAGTTGTGTTTAGGTCGATTGGGTAATAAAGAACCTGCTGACCAATAACTCTTT